GTGCGGCGGTATCGACGGACATCGACACGCCCGAGGCGCTGGCGGAGGCCGGCGGCCGCCTTTCGCCATGAGTCCGGCTCGCCCCGAAGTCCGATTGATCCCGCGACGCGGCACAGAGCAGTTGACGCCGCCCGCATGGCAGCGAAGAGTTGCAGCGCAACTTTCGGTGTCCAGAGCGTTCGATCAACGATATGAGCGGTGCCTCCTTCGCCCTCGCGGTCAACGCGTCGCTGGCGCTGCTCGACGCGCACCCGAATCTGGTTCTGCTGCGCACCTTCAGCAAGGTCTACGGCCTCGCCGGCCTGCGCCTCGGTTTCGCGCTGGGCAGCGCCGCCGATGCGGTGCCGCACATGTCCTCCGCCGCCTCCGCCGTGGGCGCCCAGCACTCGACGACCGGGTGCGCGACCGTGAACGCCGGGCACGTGTACTCGCCGGGCATCAGGGTCAAGACGATGAACCGGTCCGGGCGCGTGGTGGGCATCTGAGGGGAGATGCGCATGCCGGGGAAGTCGGGCGCCAGGACGGCCTGCGTCGTCTTGAGCGCCGAGTGCGGCTTGCGCCAGAACCCGGCCATCAGCTGCCCCTGGCCCCATAGGTCGCCTTCAGCAGCGTCTGGTGCTTCGCGTTGTGGCGGGCGGCTTTCGGCCCGGCGGTGATCACCGTGTTGCGCCAGCGACCCTGCGGCCTGCGGGCGCCCTGCTGCGATGAGGTCTTGAAGCCGTCCGTTTTCGCCGTCTTGTTCGCCACGGCGGCGATCTTGGCGGCGTAGGACTCTTCGATGGCCTTGAATCCGGGCTCGGACCGTAGCTTGTACTGCGCGCCGAACTTCGGCTTAAGGCGGACCTTCACCAGGCCCGATCTCGACGCGCTTCCAATGCCCTTGCGCGAACACCACACCCGCAGACGTGCACGTGACCACCAGGTTGTTGTGCTCGTCGGTCTCGAAGCCCTCGGCGTCATGGAGCTCGATCGCCTCGTGGGCGGTGTGGACGATGATCACCGCTGCACCCTCCGCAACTGCACGACACCGCCCGGCGTGAAACCGAACGGACCCGTGCTGTACGACATCGGATGGCCGACCACCTCAAAACGCCCGTCGGGTAGATCGACCACATCATCGGGGCCGGCGTGGAAGCCGTCCGGCACCAGTAGGTCCAACATCCCCACGACGCGGCCGACTTCGGGCTCGGTCGCCTGCGTGGGCGCCCAGCCGATCACGTCTCGCGGCGTTCCCGGCTGATCCAGCGGCGGACTGTAGGAGATGACGTCCTCGCCGAGAGGCGACTCGGTCCGGGTTGCCGAATGCCAGCCGACCGTGAACGGGGTGGGGAAGGTCACGTGTACCGCTCAGACCCCAACGCAACCGACGCCATCGACGCGCGATATGGCCTCAGCCGCAGCCGAAGTGCGTTCGTCAAGTACACCCGCGAGGTGTCACCACCGACCCGGATCCCATACGGTCCCGCAGTGGCCTGCGTACCCTCCGGGAACGGTGAGGGCGGCCCGGTGAGGGCGGTGGCGGCGATGCGAGCCACCGCCCTCGTCACGGCGTCGGGAACATCCGCCGGCGGTTCGGCCCACAACAGGTAGCCGGAGACGAGATCGGATGCCTCTTCCAAGAGGGATTGGGCGTCGTCGTCGTCGAAATCAGGGCCGATGATGACCTCGACATCGGCTACCGTCGCCAGGGCCATACGGGTTTTAGCTCCCGTCCGGGACCACCGCGGCAACGGGCACCTTGTTAGCCCCCATCGACGTGGCCGCAGTGCCGAGGACGTAGGCGTAGCGCGCCTTGAACCGCAGCGCCACCATGTCGCGTTCGGCAAGGTTGATGCTCCCGACCGTCGCTTGGTCGAGGAACTTCACGGTGATGTCCTGCCGGACGCCAATCTTGACCCGTGAGGAGTCCACGATCAGCGCCGAGACGCTGCTGGCGTCCCACGCGCCGTTGCGGTTGAAGAACGTGCGGAACCCGTTGAACGACTCTTCCCGGAAGATCGGGAACCCGTTCGCGTCGCGCAGGTTCGACACCTGGTAACGCAGAGCCAAGCTCGACACCAGCGTGTCCGGCTGCCAACCGGCGGTCGCGATCGCCTCTGCCGCCTTGTTTGACGCGCCAACCAAATCGTTGGCGTTGGCGGTTCCGTCGACGACGGTGAACACCTGCCCAGCGGACACGGCGGCGGGAAGGAGGGCCGGCGACACCCAGGAGGACGGCTTGTCGACACCCAGGAAGACCGCCTGGTCGAGCTTTTTGCCGACGGCCTGGCCACCCAGCGCGGCCAGGTCGCCGAGGATGGCCTCGGTCGCGTCGTCGATGACGTTCTCATGGACGGGGATGATGACGGCGACCTCTTCGGCGACCAGGGTGCGATCAGCCCAGGTCACCTCGGACTGCGGCTTGACGCCTTCAGGGTCGGTCGCAGACTCTCCGACCCAATCAGCCTCGGGCAAGGTCGCCAGGACCGGCAGGTGGGTGAGCTTCGTGCCCATGTTGACGGTCGTGAATGCAGTCAGTGCGGTCGACGCCTGCACGGCGGCATTCAGCAGGTCCGAGGAGTACGCCTCCTGAATGAGGGTAGCGACCTCGGCGCGCGAGATGTCAGCCATCTCAAATCACCTTCTTTCTCTGTGATCCGCCGAGGAACCTTTCCTCTGTGCGGAGACGTTCAGTTACCCCGCACGCATCTGCCGCAGTCGTTCGGCGGCAATAGCTTTCGGGGACAGCTTGGAGTCACCGGCGCCACTGGCGCCGGATTTCAAACCACCGCCGGAGGTGGCGGTGGTTACCTTCTTCTGGGTGGTGGTCGCCTGCGCGCGCCACGCCAACAACTCGTCGGCGGCGGCCTCAAGCTCCTCGCGGGTCGAACCGGCCAGCGAAGACGCCGGCACGCCCTTGTCGGAGGCAATCGAAGCTCGCAGCGACTCGAATTCGGCGGCACCGGCGCGTCTCTCCGCGGCCTCGGCCCGCTCAACGGCTTTCTGGAGCTCCGTCTTGTTCGCGGCCTCGATCCTGTCGAGTTGCTCGGCTTTGTCTTTCAGCGCGTCATAGTCCGCGAACTTCGCGCGCTCCCGACTCAAGCGGGCGGAAATGCGCTTATCGAAGTCCTCTTGACTGGTGATCGGATCAAACGCAGGCGCAGCGCCTTTCGGCTGCGCAACGTTCTCTTCGACCTCAGACCCGCCTTCATCGGGCGTGGTGATATCACCCATAATGGGGCCTCTCCGTTACGTGCTCGTCAGCAAATAAACCGGCTCGTTGTGCGCCAGCCGTCAGCGCCCTCGCCCCCTGTAAACATGAGGGTGGAAGATCATTTCTCGGCCCGGGCGGCCCGATCCATATAATTCACAACAGCATTCAAGTCGATGGCCCCGTATTCGCCTTTGGTTTCACCAGCTGCGCTGGTGGCTCTCACCGCGTCGATGTAGTCCCACTCCCACTGCTCGACGTAATCTGGCGGCTCGTAGGACCCACCCGGCCGAACAGGGACTGCGATGCAGTGGCAGTTGTCGTGGTACTTGTCGCCGTACTTGCGTTCACCACGAAGCGATCCGACCTTTTTGTCCCCGACCCGCTTTCCGGCCTTCGTCGCCGCCCGGGTGCTCGAATACCGTGAGCGACGTTCAAGCGCCTCGTCCACCGCGGCCTTGTCGATCTCACTCATCGTGGCGAAACCCTGCCCCTGCCTGAGCCTGCGGCGGTCCGAGATAGTCAAGTCCAGGCTTCGACCTACAATCCTGGTGGCCGACTGTTCCGATCGGTACACTGCGCCGCGGGTAGCCAGGACCCGGCAGAATGCACACGCATTCGCCGAAGCGTGCCGCGCCCACCGCGTGCCAGGCCCTGCCACCACCTCGTCCTCGGACACCTCATATTCGGCGGCCAGATTCTCCAGAACCGTCTGCCGGGACTGGTCAAACACCGCCCTAACAGCCGACCCTTGAAGGCTCTTCATGGGATCTGCTTGCAGCATCGACCATCTGCCGTTAGCGGCCAACTGCCCCGTGGGCAACAGGTCGGCGGGTTCGGCTTCGAACACCGCCACACCGGCCCGGGGCACCCTCACTGGCTGTTCGTTGTACCACTGCGCCGACAGCGCCCCCGCCGCGGACAAGTAGGCGGTTGCCAGCTCTGGGTACGCATCTGTGATGAACGCCAACTGCTCCCGCTGATCCAGCCTGCCCATCTGGCGGATCAGGCGATAAATCTTGATACCAAGGTCAGCCGCGAGCTTGACCAGAAGTAGCTGAAACTCAGCTACCGCCAGCGCCATTGACAACCTCATCGTCAGGCGGTGCGGCAACTTCGTCGACTGTGGATGCCGTCAGCTTGTCAACCAGCGACAGCACCGTACCGCCGCGCATCGCGTTCTTGATCGCCAATGCCTGCTGCTGCGTCATGCCGGGAATCATCGTCAGCATCTGCTCAACCGGTACACCCGCCTGCGCCAGCTTTGTCACCCCGTCGACCACGGCCGCGAACGACCGCGCCTCCGTGTCCCTCCACACCACCTCGGCGGAGGAGTCCTCCGCTGTCGCAGCGTCGCCGTCCATCGCCGCAGCCAATCGCAGCACCTGTTCCCACGACTCACCGAACGAATCCCGCTTGGCGGCCAACTTGCGCTGCATCGTCGCCTCGGCCGCGGCCAGGGCCTCCGCGGAAACATTCACCATCTTTCCCGTCACCTGCGATGGCGAGATGCCAGCCATCATCGCCACATGCTCGACCATGCTCGCCAACAGCGAGTTGTAGCCGTCCATCGCCGCAGCCGGGAAGCTCTTCGCGTCCACGCCCTCGTCTTCGAAGGTCCACACCCGCATCGTCGAGGCTTTGAGGATTTCCTCTTTAGTGCCGGCCCATCCAGTGATCACCTTCTGCGGAAATGCGCCGAACCGGGACACGATCAGGCGATCGAAATTCACGCTGTTGATGGCCTGCTGCATCTGAATCAGCGGCGCCACCTCGCCCACGATCCAGTCGTCGGCGTCACGGTCATTGATGAACCTCACCACCGGGCACACCGGCCGGCCGTCCAGTCGGGCACCATGCTCGACGCGATCGTCGACCTCTCGGATCGATACCGGCAGCGACGGCAACGATGGGCTCACCTGATTCGGTGACAGCTCACCCAAATCCAATTGATATGAGTAGGTATCGTCGATCAGCAGTCCGCGCCGATGCGGCTTCGCGTCATGCTGTGTCACCCAGGTCTCTAATGCAAACTGCGGCCAGGCGTCCAATGTCGGATCGTCGTACACCGCCAGCAGTTGGCGTGGCGATCTGGGCCGGAATACCGGCCCCAGATCGCCGGGCAGCACCGTCACATACGCCGCCCCGTACGTCAGCGCCGGTCGATAGACCTCTGCCTGTCGCGCATCCATCCGGTTCCGCTGCCACATCGCCCAGGCGGGGTCGTTTTCCCGGGCGGCCGTCTCCCGGTATCCGACAACCGACAGGTTCTGCGCGAACGAATCGCGGACCAGTCCAAGGACGTTCATCACGGCCAGCTTCGCCAGGTCATCGATCTCTTGACCCGCACCCTCGGGAACCTCCGGCCTCCCGCGAATCCCCTTGACGTAGCCGTAAATCCGGTCCAGCCAGCCAAGCTCTTGCAGCTGCAGCGCCCACATGCGGGAAACCAGATCGTTGATGTCCCGGTCCAGCATCACGCGAACGTCGCTTTCCCAGACTTCTTCTTCCGCAGCTTCCCGCTGTTCAGCGCGATCCGGGCGCCCATCACCGCGCCCACCATGCACACCGCCAGGTCCACATGCTTGGACGAGTCCCGGGTAACTTTTGACAGCGACACGCCCCACTGATTTGGGCGCATCCGCGCATTGTGCACATGCTGACGAAGAATCGGATGCCCGTCATGACGCAGCGGGCCATCCCAGCCCTCCTCGTCGATCAGTCGCTGCACCGACTCGGCCGCCTCAGTGAACATGCGGTTGCGCTCCACCCCGCCGCGCTGAGATAGACGCATATCGAACATCACCGCATTGCCGAGCGCATCACCGGGAGTCGCCCACACCGGCAACTTGTTACGGAAATCGCGGTGCAAGCCGTCGATTATCTGACGCCAGTACAACGCCTCGGTGTTGTCATCCTCGGCCGGCGAGGGGTCGATGCCCAACCACACCACGTCATAGCGATCGAGCGTAGCCCGAACCTTCGCGTCCACCTCGGCGCGCGGCGCCAGCCACGGCGTCTTCTGCGGCAGCCCGTGCGGGCGCTCCCAGACCGCATCGCCAAACGGCACAAAGCAATACATGTCCGACAGCCGGCACGCCATCATCGCCGTCGCATCCCCGGACTTCGAGCAGTCCAGGAACACCGCTATCTGATCCTTGTCGGCGACGACACGCTGCTCGGCGAGAGCATCGAAGTAATCCGGCTCAACCCAGACGTCCTCTTCGGTGGCAATCCCGTTCAGGTAGTACCTGATCGAATCGGCCACAGAGGTTCTGGCGTCGGCGATCTCATCCGATTTCCGCTGCAAGTCATTCCAATCGGCATCTAAATACGCCTGTCGCAGGCCGCGTTTGCGACCTTCTTCGGTCAGCAAGTCGAACGGTGGAGCCGCCTCGATCGAGTGGTAGAGGATGTCCCTCTTGCCGCGATATCCGGGCGCCTGCTGCTTCTGCCACGCCCGAAACGACTTTTCGCCCTCGCTGTCACTTCCCTCGCGGTGTGCGTTCGTGTACTCGCACATCCGTGCCTGGATATACTGCGGCGACTTGCCGACGTTGCGGCGGCCCATCGCCGCGACCCGTGAACCGCCATTCGACACCGTCATGTGGTGAGTCTCGTTGGCCGCCACGAACGTTGCCGGGTCACCCTCGCCGGACTCCTCAGCGGACGGCGGGATCTCAAACCGCCCGCCACTGCCCTTCACGACCGTGCGCGTCTCACCACAGTCGAGCCGGTAGAACTCCCGGGCCGCCTGCGACCACATCGCATTGGCAACCCGCAGAACATCCTTGGACTGCTCCTGTGAATTCGAGATGACCTGAACGAGTGGAAATCCGCGCGGACGCCCCAATGGGCGCCCCGTCTTGTCATCCCAATCGAAGAACTCGACCGGACCCAGCAGTTCGCAATCGCACATCGCCGCCGCCTGCGGGTCCTTCCCGCCCCCCTTGGCGGCGCGCACAATCCCCGACCGATAGCTGAACCGGCCACCAGAATCGACGTGATACCACAGGATCAGAAACCGACGCTGCATCCGCGTCCACCGCCACGGCGTCCCAAACTGATAGTGGATCAGGCCCGGCTCATCCGTGCGACCCTCCGACCAATCGATCAGCGCCGGCCCAAGACTGCTGCGCGCCAACGCCTCCCGCTCATCCGGGTCATCCGGCCATGGCAACGTCCACCACGCACCGGTGACCTCATCCACTCGATACCCGGGTAGGAGCAGATCAGAGGGCACGGTAATCCGCGATGTTCGTCACCCCGGCGTCGACATCGCCGAGGTTCTCATCAGCCTTGGGTTGCACATACCGAATCCGCAAGTCGCGCCGGAAATCCCACGTCGTGCCGAGCACCCGCTCCCGGTTACGCAGCTCGGTCGCAAGCCGCGCGGCGCCCTCATGCACCAGGGCGGCCAGCTCGATGCTGTCCAGCGCGAAATCCCACTCTGCCGGCCCCCAAAGCCGCGCGTGCGGCATCTGGGACCACGCCGCCCACTTCTCCCGAGTCCGCTTCAGCCATGGACGCCCATCCGGCCGGGTTCGCGGCAACTTCGGCCCATCCAGGAAGGGGATGTCCTCGACCTCAGTCCATTCATGGACCGGCTTATTCCGGGTGACCGCCTGGCCCGGCGGCTTCGGCTTCGCACCTGATACGGGCATCGGTAATCACCGCCTTTGAAACGATTCGAGTTCCGGACGGACAGGCAGACGCTATGCCACCCGCCCCCGCGGGTCGGGCGGGCGGGGCCACCCCCCCGAAGGGGGGGATCACCAAAAAAAAGCCGGTCCAGAACTGGTCA